GTAGTAATTCGTTCTGACTCAGAAGAAGTTACTTGTATACCGATCTCGTTTTTATTATCTTCTGATATAAATAAGCATAGTAAATCTTTCTTCTTTATTGATTTCAGCATCTTGTAAAAATGAGATGCACAAACTCCTACATAAAGAGTTTCTGCGGACTTATACTTGTACAAATTAAAATTATCTGCGTTTAATTCTACATCCAATAAAATTGATCTGAGAGAATTAACAGCATGTATTTTAATTCCGTTTCTATTTATCTCCAGACAATAATTTTTAACATTATTATAAAGTATCTCCGCAAGTATTTTAATTGTATGTGCAGAGTTTGTTTTTGCTTTAAAAATCATTTTTATTAAAGATAGATTTTTTATTTTAAATCTAAATGTGAAAATAATTAAATATGTAAGTATGAAAAAGAAGAAATATAAAGTAATAAAAACAGAAATATAAGAAATGTAACTATGTTTTTTCATTATAATATCTAAATCCCCCTATACAAAGGTTTAAATAAATTTATTTATTAATTTCTTATAGGATTTCTTCTTTGGAATTTTAGGATTTCCTACTTTTACCTTTAAAACTGATGAAATATTGAAATTCTTCATTGAATTCATTTCAATATCTATTATATTTCTTCTTTGTTATTTGAATAGTAGTATTTCCTACCAGAGATAATTTAAACTAAAATATCCGGGTGAGTAGTAACCTTCTCTAACATCTTTTGAATGTCTACTCTTATAAGAGTCTCGTCGTTTCTTATCTCCGTGATCTTTACTACTGTATAATTTTAAGCCTGTATTGTCTTTGTATTGTTGGTAACGAGAATCTCCAAAAGGAACATTTACAAATTTGTTATTGATTTTATTAATTAGAACTGCATCATACTTCTTGTTCTTCCTGTTTGATTTCTGAAACTTCTTCAACGAAAATTCCGTCTTTAGAAAGTAACTCATCTTTATTATCTACAACATTATTATTTTCTTCTTCTTCATCTTCATTAACACTATTATTTTTAACTCTGGGCTTTTGGGGAATTTCAATTCCAATAGTACTCAGAGCTATTACAACATCTTTTACATAATCATTAGATAAGTCCGGATAACCAAAATCATCTAGATAAGCGAATACAATATCATCATATTGATCTTTAAACTCATCCTGTTTCATAAACGCTTTAAAATCTTGCGCCCTAAATGTCGGATGTAATTTTTTTAGATCGTCAACTATCTTATAAAACTCGCGGAATGTCATATGATTAAATTCTTCTTCTTCATCTTCAGATAATTTCTTTTCATCTAGAGTATATAGTTCTTGTTCTGGAAGCGATTGCGTATAATGATTCATTTAATTATATACAAGATTTTATTTTAAATTAAAATAAAATATTAGAATTCTTTTAAAGTTTACTCCTCCCTCATCAATGAGGGAGGAGTAAACTTTAAAAGAATTCTGAGTAAATTAAAGTTACTTGAGGGTTAACTCTCAAACAACTTTTAATCAATTTTTCTATATTGATCATTCATACTTGAACTGTGTTGGTACTTATTTATTACTGCTTCTTCCTTCTTCTTTTTCTCGGCTATTGTCAAGTCGTTTTTGAGATCGTCGGATATTGAGATATGGCGAATCATACTAGTACTTATTCGCTTTCCATCCGCATACTCCGCAAAAATACTGTTCATGATCTTAGTTACACCGTTTGATGTGAGTGGTTCTTTTCCGTTATTTAGCGTAAACATATAACCGCTTGTATTTGTCTTAAACCACTTACTCAATAGTTTAGCAATATTATCATCTATTGTTATTATTTTAACTCCAATGCGTTTTACATTTTTAAAATTATTCAACATAAATTTATACTTATTGTTATCTCTAATCAAATAATTATTTTTAAGTCTTTCTTCATCTTTAATTTCATCGTATTCTTTTTGAGATACGACTTTACAGTTACTTACGTTGTTACGCATTGGATGTGAGATATAAAATCTTAGAAGCACATATTTTTGAACTAGAGCATATTCAGTCTTTGATAATGTTTTTTTAGAAAATAATTTGTTTTTATCTATATCTTCTAGCATCTTATTTAAAATTTTCTTAATATCATCGTACTCTATCCAGTTTGTTTTTTGGGTTTCTGATTTCTCTTGCGATTGTATTTGTTTATTAACATCAATCATCAGAGTCTTCAGAACGGTTTGATACTTATCTATTAATTTTTTATCTGGTTTATCTTCTGAATCAAGCGCAACGAGAATCGCGGTTAAACGGTTTTTACGAGTGTTTTTATTTTCAATATCTCCCAGACATTTATTAATCTTTTCAAAATCATGTAAAAATTTAGAATTTAACTGTTCTCCTTTATGATCTTCAAAACAAGTATCGTGTAACATCCGCAAACTAATTATATAAGCATTTACAGACGATTCAGTAATTTCTTTTCTGCTGTTCTTAATTTGCGTTCTAATCGTTTCAGACGGCTGCTTTACTTTAGGCATCTTTTTTATATTAAAGAAATATAAAAAATATTATAATGAAAATTTTTAATTTTTTTTTTAACGACGCATGCGTGACAAACGACCTCCAGAAGTTCTAGCACCTCCAGTTAAACCGGCAACTTCGTTGGCAACGCTACCAACTCCTCGTACTAGACCGGAATACTGTGGAGCCAATTTATCAACCAAAGGAGCGGCAAAGTTCGCAGCTTTACCGATTCCAGAAGATACTTTGTGAATAAAAGATTTGAAACGACTTCCAAAAGCCCCTCCACGAACAGAACGACCACCTCCGTGAAGAGCAGTATAAACTTGATGATCCATTGATTCAGCCGATTGATGAGCCGCTAACACCATTGACTCAGAGTAATTCCCAATGGATGATCTCGCGCCGTTTTCGTAAACTGAAGTAGTTCCGGGCATATCCATCACAAGAAAGTATTCATAATCTCCTGTACCTCCAAGGCAAGTTGCGGTAGCCGTGATAGACACGGTGTATTGCCCTGCACAACCTGGGCATTCGTTTGCCTGAAGCCCTAGATCGTCACCCATAGTCACACAAAACACGGAACCGCGGTATTTAGAATATTGAGCCCAAGAAAGATTAGAACCGGCACGATGAGTAATAGAGTACAATTCTTGATCAGATGCGGTAGCGAGAAGACCAGACTGATTGTTCCAAAGAACATTGATGTTAGAAAGTTTAGCATAACTATCAGAAACCATATAATTAGAAGCAGAACGAGCGTGTCTCACGAAAACGTATATATGACTTGGAATCATTGACAATTTGATAGTATCAGAGATTACGGTTTGAGAACTTCCCTGAACAAAATTTGTAATAGGTTTAACATACTGTTGAAGTTTAGAATACGATACAGTCTGTACCGTTGGGAGCGCCATAGTGATCTGCGGAGTGATAAAATTGACTAGAAGTTCTGGGGCTTGAGTAAAACTCACCGCAACAGATGTAATAGCATTTCCTGCCGTAGAGTGACACAAAACACGATTGATCAACTGTACGAAACGGAGAGAGATATTCAACTGGTTAATATTACAGAATGCTTCTTCGTCTGAGAGACCATTTGTAAATGGAGACAAAAACAACGGTTCAGTAATTTCGCAAGTAAAACTAAGTCCTCCTGGAGCAATAACAACTGGGAAACCACCGCGACTCATTTCTGCGGAATTTTCACCATAATCGGCTAACGGATTTCTTGCGCTGCCTAGCGTCGTCCATGAGCTATAAGCTTGAAATTGATCGGGCATCCCTGGACTGGTAGAAATAGCACCGTTTCTATCTTCTGCGGTATTTCCAAAGCATAGCATAGCGTTATTTATATCAGCCGTATTCTGACTGAGCGTTTCACCGTTAATCTGGCATGTAATAACGTCAGTAATACTAGATAATGGAAATTGGCGAAGACCGTCGTTGACACCAATTTGCAGTGGTTGATCAACAATAACTTGAAGATAACATTTAACGCGAATATCACGATCCACTAAAGTTTGAGTAGAAGGTGGGTTAATATTCCATGAAGCCTGAACTATTGGCGCTCCGGCACTGCCCCAAGAATTAGAAGCAAAAACCTGCTGAGTCACTCGGCTACCTCCCTGTTTAACTAGAAAAGTTTTAAATTGATCTGAAGTAACATTGCTTCTGGGAAATTGAATCTTTGTAAGACTCATATTATTTTATATATAGAGATTATTTTAAATTTTTTTTATTTTTTTTTTAAAATTAATCTGAAAATTATCTTACTCCGTAACCGTTATTATCAATATTATTTAAATCTTCAAACGATTTTTTAACAAAAACTAATTTAATAAAAGCATTCATATTTGCGGGTATTTGAATTATCTGAGAGTCACCTTCTCTATTAAACCACCGGATCTGACAGTCAACCCTAGTTAACGGAAAAGATGAATTTAAATTACATAGACGAATTGGTGCTTTTGAGACATAATTGTAAAAAGATATTCTATTTTCTGATTGTAGAGAAACAAAATCGCCTAAAACTAATATAGTTTCGTTAGTTTGTGTACCTATTAACTCGGCATCAACTGGTACTTGATTAGTAGAAATGATAATAGAGTATAAACTACTCCAATTACTTAAGTCGTTATTAGCCTGTGTGAGAGCATAATACACATTCCCCAAACGATTATAAGAAGGCATGTGAGAATTGTAAATAAATCTAATAAAACTAGGATTGATAAAAAAAGCATCTATTGATGTGAGAAAATGAAAAAGTTGTTCATTACAACAAACGAAAGAGTTGTTCAGATAATACCAGTCTTGAATATTTAGTGTTACACGATTATTTTCTAATGTTACAAACGGTTGTTCAGATGGTAGGAAGAGCGGTTTTGCTGCCTGCATATTAATATAGAGAGTTGTTAACGCGTTGTTCATACTGGTTATAAAACTTTGATATGAATATACTGATTGAAATACCGGAGAACTACCTGCTTCCGGCACCCATAATAATATAGTTGTTAAAGTAAGTCCGTCATATTCAAGGGAGAATGAATAACGATTGTCTATAAATGAAAATAACGGAACCGCATATAATGGAATAGAAAAATCTAGTATACCGAGATAATATTCAGACGGATTAGTTATAATCGTATCAATACGGTTTACGTTAAAAATCGCGAGATTATTAGTGTCCGGTAAGCCGTTTATTTGAATATCATAGATCACATTATCGCCGTCTAGTTTATTAATCAGAGACATTTTATATTAAGTAAATATAAAATTTTAAATGTTTAAAGTTGAATTGACTTAATATCCTTCTAAACGCAACTGTATCTTTTTCATAAACTGTAGTTTCATCGTTACTGAATCATTCAAATTGAGATAAATAGGATAGGAATTACCGTCAGAATCTTGCCAAGTAAATTCCGCATCCATCTGAGTTAATGGATAGTCGGAAAGAAGATCCATATACCTTGGAGGTCCCTGAAGGAAAAATGTTATGCGACCTTTATCTGGTATGCCTGATACATTAAAATCAAACAAAACACGTTTAGTCACATCATCTTGAACTCCGACCAATTCCTGTCTAACCGGTATAGAATTAGATAATATAACAATACGGTTGATTTCAGACCACAGTTCTAGACTAGGTTGAGATTGTCTCATAAACAAATACGGTTTCAAATTGTAAATATATGCATTATTAAAATTGTATTGTATAATTAATTGAGTAAATGCCGGGTTAAGAAAAAAATCTTGAACGTTTGTGAACAAAGTAAAAAGATCAGCAGAATAAATAATTTTAATTGGATTTGGTAGAGAATTTTCGTAACCGGCAGTTTCAGCATTTAGATCAAACAAAGATGTACTAGCGTCATATGTCACGAAAGGGGCATCAAATGGTATCGCTCCTGGATCTAGAGCATTTAAATCTGCTTTAGCGGATAAAAAAGCAATATTAAGACTGTTAACTATCTCCTGATATTCATATACCGGTTGTTTAGGAGCATACACATTCACAGCGCCGTTAGGAATATAAATTAACGGTTTAGAAACAGAAAACGCTCCTCGTTCTAATTTTATAGAAAATGAATAATTATCAAAAAAAAGAATTGGTATATTTATAGAAGGCAGTTGAAATCGTACGCAACACATATTATAGTCAGATGGTTTAGTTAGAACTGGTGAAACACGATTTTCTGAAAATTTAGCGCTTTTCCCGTTTGGTTCAGTTTTGTTGACGATATTTATATTATAATATACGAAATCCCCATCATCATTCATTGAACTTGTTTTACCTTGACTTAGATTCAATGCCGCTAAATTTAAAGCGTTTTGAGTAGATGTTTGATTCAAATTGTATGGAGTTTGTTGAATCATCATTTTATAATATAGAAACATTTTTTAAATTATTATGAAAATTAAACGAAACAAAGTGTTAATGCGGATACCCACATATCACTATCCATGATTTTACTACTTTTAAACATTTTTACAAAATCTTTTAAACTTTTCTCTCTAAATTTTATGCGAATAGCACTATATTTTCCGCACGTGTTTACGTCTCTAGAATCGTTTTGAAGTTGAACTAAATTAGCCTCAATTTTATATTTACTTGCTTCAATTAGGTTAGTTAAATGTGGCACAGCAACTCCTCCGTGACGTTGTTTATTATAGTCAGCGAATTGAAGTTCTTTATCTAGCCCTATTCCAAGTGAATCAAAAATTTCTAAAAGTGTACTAGAGTGTTTAATTAAGACTGTATAATGACCGTATGCTTTTTTTTGTTGATATAAGATTACGGTAGCACCGTATGGCTCTAAAACTTGATCTATATTCTCAAAATTTTCTAGATCTTGGTAAAGAATAACTTTACACTGTCCATCGGTTAGATTAAGAATTTCTTTATCAGATAAACTATATGGTTCAGAGTTTTTAACAATAGTATCAATGCTCATTTATTATAAGAAACTTTATTATTTTTTGTAAGTCAATTTTGCTTTTTTCATACACTCTTTTAGAGATAATTTTGGGTGTGCTTTACGATATGCTAGAAGATGTGTCATCCAAGCGTTCATTTTTTATTATATAGAACATAATAAAAAATTTTAAAATTAATCCAAATATTCATCATTGATTTTATAAACGCATTTTGCGGATATGACATACGGAGGAGCATTTCTATAGACAGTTATCCATCTTGAGTTTTTACTTAAACTCAAAAACTTTTTGGTTTTTGTTAAATCAAACCCCATATGTTTTTTCAAATACTCACGGATGTAATGAGTAGTACCAGCATGCTTTGGAAAAACGGTAATTGAAGTTGACTCATTCAAGAGAGTTCTTGTTTTTGCGTAATTAGACAGTTGATGAGATGTTGAAATAACGGTTAACCCATAATGTCGTCCGGTCTCTAAAACATTTTCACGTAACATATAAATAGCGTTTCTACACCTTGAATTTTTTATCTTATCTACGTCATCATATATGATAATACTATTTTCTTCAAACTCTTCTGGATGAAAAGGTTCTTCATACACAGTAGGATCATCTACATCAATTCTATGTATACGATCTCCGAATCTATCGTCTAAGACTTTATCAAAATCCACAGAACTAAATATATAAACGGTCGTATCGTTCAACCCTTTTTCTTTCAAAAACTGTGTTACATAATCTGCTACATAAGTAGATTTTCCGCTCCCAGAAGGCCCCGCAATATATAACCTTTCGTTTTGGTTCTTTCTAAACTGGTTACACGGTGCGAAATACTCTTTTCCTTCAAGTGTTATTTCGTCTTCTCCAGATCCATCATTTACAAGAAACAAACTTTTTTTAGTTAGTTTATCAGATGAGCCTTTTATATTGGCTATTCTAAAAACCTTCTCATTATTAGAATAAGAATTACGCTCTTTTACTTTGAACATTTTATTTATTATAAATATTTTAAATATTATGTATTAATAAATGACAGCATTCCAACCCACTCTTGGAACAATGGTTCAACCCGAATTTCAAAATAACGGCTTTGTTTCGCCGTATGACATATATAATATGGATATTAATGTGAATCCAATTCAAGAAGCAACTCATCCTCTGGGATTTTTAGATAAGTTATTTATATCTGAAGCAGAACAAGAACATTTAAGTTATAAAACTAAAGCCGAAAGTGAATATTTAGAAGGAATTAGATCAGGTCTCGGGCCTCTAAATGCATACAATCAAAATAATACTACTCCTACAAATTTTAACTACACTACTACCCCGTTTAGAAATCTTGAGTTAGACAGAAATAATATCGCCTTTAAATACGGTTCATCTTCTTGGGATCTAAATCAAAAATTTAGTAGAAGTGACTATCAGACTGCTATGGGGCGAGAAATTTTGGATCTAGAAATGAAAGCTCGTGGGAATCGTCTTTATTAACTTGTGTTAATTATAAAATAGATTTTTTATATTGTTTATATATAAAATCCAACCATGAGTCTAAATAAATTCACGGCTTATCAAACTGGATATGATTTAAATTTACAGATTGGAGCGCATACATTAGAATGTGACGATTTAATTGTTCTTAATTCTATTACTTTACCACCAAATGTTTTCGTAGATAATTTAACGGTAAATGATAGTCTTACTATTGTCTGCGACGATACAAGTACTTATAATTTGACTACAGCAACAAACGGTAATCTTGGTGATATTTTATCTACAGATGGAAACGGAAACACATTCTGGACAACGGCACCTTTACCTCCGTTATCTGGCATTACTTATTCCGGTATTTTACCAGCCGATGTGGGTAGAATTTTACAGATTTCTAACCCGACAGCAACTACTTGTACTAGAAGTAGTATTATTGAAAATCTAACAGATTTTACAGTTGAAAAACCTATTCAAATGACAACACATAAAATTAGTTCTAGTTATATACCGTTGGCTAATGATGATTTAGTAAACAAATTATATGCCGATAATTTAGGAATACAAGGACCAACTGGACCACAAGGAATACAGGGTATTCAAGGTATTCAAGGAATTCAAGGAATACAAGGAATACAAGGTGTTCAAGGTTCTTCTTCAAACTTGTTTTTATATTTAGCAGATACATCAACTCTTTCAGGATACCCAACTGATCATTCACTTGCTTGGGATAATACAACCCAAATTTCATCTACTAATATTAGGGTATCACATTTAGATGATAGTAATGTTGATATAGATGTATTTTTAAGTCTAGTTCAAATAGGTCAACAATTACTAATTCAGGACAGAAATGTTTCTAGTAATTATCAAACTTGGTTAGTAAACGGTACACCAGTTAATTCTAATCCCGCTACTCCTACTTCTTACTGGACGTATCCAGTTAGTTTAGTTTCATCGTCTGGTACAGGCACAACAAATTTCGCTAATAATCACCAACTATTTTTGGCAATAATTTCAGGTGATTCGTTGATAACTTTAAATACAGTTGGAAGTGGAACATCTTTAATTTCTTCTAATGTTAACCCAACTTTTACTTTAAAATCTTTAACTGGATCTGGAATAAGTATATCTAACACGGCTACAGATATCACTTTAACAAATAGTTTACCATCTTCTTTAATTTCTCTAACAACTGGTGGTATAGATTTGGGAACTAATAGTTTAGTAGCATCGTCATCTGTAAATCCATCGTTAAAAACTAAAGGTCTTGTAGCAGGTACTAATGTTACTATTACAGATTCAGGAACAGATTTGACGATAAATTCATCAGGTGGTTCTTATACTTTTCAAAACGGTGGGACAGGGACTACTCTTGTAGCAAGTACATCTACAATTACAGATTTCAAACCAGTATCTTTAACAGCAGGAAGCAATGTAACGATTGCCGGAGCAGGAACAGATAATTTAACGATTTCTTCTGCCGGTGCTTTAGGGACTAATACAGTAAACATAACATCAATAACTGTATCTGCTAGTACTTATTATCCAGTTTTTAATTCGTCCGTTTCAGGTGTTACAAGCACTTTATCCACAGATTCGGGGGGTTTAACTTACATACCAACTCAAAATTTGCTTACCACCGGTGCTATGAATTCAGGAATTTATACATCTACCGTTACACCACCGTCTATTGGTTTTGTAGGACATGCTTCTTCGGCAAATAAAATTCAGACAACGGACGGATCTGCTTTTGCATCTACTTATTATCCGTTATTTTCACCTTTATCTGCTTCGGCGACTTCGCAGGAAGTTATCACGGATTCAGGCTTGAGTTATATACCGTCACAAAACAAGTTAACAACATCATTATTTAATGGGGCAACTTTTACATCAACTACCGCTATACCCGGCATTGGTTTTGTTGGAGCAAGTACTTCTGCTTCTCAAATTCAGACAACAGATGGTTCTGCTTTTGCATCACCATATTTTCTTACATTTGTACCTTTATCTGCTTCGGCAAATCAACAATCTGTTAGTACCGATTCTGCTTTATCTTATATTCCAAATCAAAATTTATTAGGATTATCTGCTACAACTAATTATACAGGAATTTTATTTACTAGTTCTAATGTTGCTTTAACTGCCGGTTTTGTAGGTACGTGTTCTAGAGCATTAGAAGTATCACAAACTGATGTTAGCGCTTCAACTACGGTTCATTATCTAATGATGAGTAATTCTTTCGCGAGTAGTACTGCTTTAGTTCCATCTAAAGTTTTAAATGTTGATAGTGGTCTAAGTTATTTACCGAGTTCTAATGCTCTAACGGCTACTACTTTTATCGGTGCTTTGACGGGTAATAGTAGTAGCGCTACAAATATTAACGGAGTCGCTACAAACCAATTGATTATTCAGACTGGGACAAATACTACTGCTTTTCTATCTCAAGGAACATCTGGACAATTTTTACGATCAAATGGTGCTAGTTTACCGACTTGGGAGGCGAGTCGTGGTTTTACTCAGGGTTTTGGTGGAAATATTTTACTTGTTAATGATTATCTCACACCGGGTAAATGGTCTGATACTACTTCTTTATCGGTTGTTGCTAGTTCGTATTTAACGCAGTGGAGATCTCCCATTTCTTGTAGTATTACTGGTTGGAGTAGTACCGTTGAAACAACCGGAGCATCACAATTAAGTATTGTTGTTAATGGGACAGCAGGATCGCCTATTACTGGTATAGCATCGGCAACAAGTCAGACTGGTTCTATAACTGCTAGAACCGTTAATGCTAATGATTTGGTTGAAGTACGTATTACATCTGCGATTTGTAACGCTTGTTTAATTACATTATATTTTTCGTAGATTGATTTAAAAAAGTTATCCAGAGAAAATAAAATTAAATTATAATGATTTAAAAAAAACCTATGTTAATATAAAAATGTCAAACACTCAGCTTTTACAATCAGCAATTCAATCTTATAACGATGAATTATCCGCATATAATCTTAAACCAAATAAATCAAACTCAACCAAAGTTAGAAATTCGCTTATGGTTGTAAATAAACTCACAAAAGCCGTTAGGAAAGATGTTCTAGATGCACAGAAAGCACTACCCACTAAGACTAGAGTTAAGAAAGAACCAGAACCAGAACTAGAACCAGAACCAGAAGTAGAAGAAGTCGTAGAAGCACCGGTTGTTAAATCAAAAAAACCACGGGCGAAGAAAATCTAAATTCATAACAATATTTTTTTTAAATTTTTTTATAATGTTTATATATTATAAAAATGGAAGCTCATCAGATTGAAAAAACCATAAAGATAACTAAAGCGTCTTTGCTAAAACAACTCAAACAATTAGACAGATATAAGAAAGAATATTTCAGTTATACAGTCGCTAAACTTCAAGAAGTTCTAAAAGAAATTCAAGACGAGAGAGTACATATTATGGAACCGGTTTTTGAAGATGAATCAGAGGAAGAAGTATATGTCAAACCGATTAAAACATATAAGAAAAAACAAGAAAAAGAAGAAGAAGTAAAGTATGTAGAACATGTAAAAAAACCGATCCAAGAAGATCCAAAACCCATTAAACCATATAAGAAAAAGCAAGTAAAAAACGAAGAAGCAAAAGTTGCTGAATATGTAAAAGAAGAGAAGAAAAAATTTAATAAAATAATTGATGAACCAGAACCAGAAGTAGAAGTAGTTCAAGAACAAGAACCAGAACCAGAGTATGTTGTACCTAATAAACAAAAATTTAAAAAAGATGTGATAATTTCTAAAGCATTACCCCCTAAAAAAGTACCTATTCTAAAACGAGTTCTAATTTCTCCAGATGAACATAAGAAAGATATACAGAAAATTGTGAAAGATCTAAAAGTAGATGTAGATGAGTTACTTAACGATTTTGATAATGAAGAAATTCTGACTGAAGATGATGTTGATATAATTAAAAAAGAATATAACGATATACTTGATAAAGCATACAATCATATTGAAGAAATTCTAGAAAAACATCCTACTGATTTAAATTATCATAAAATTATTGAGCGAAAAATTAAACTCATTGACGATAAAGTGAAAGCTTTTTTATTAGATTAAACTTTTTATCTCTACTATTGTAAAATGGATCAATCTATAACAATTGAACCTATCGCTCCGGTTTCTCCGCGTAACTCTAAAGTATGGAAATCGTGTTGTCTTACAACATCACCATCGGCAATAAAATATGTAGTCCAAGTTAGCGTTTTAATAGCATTAATAGCATATAGCATGACGATGATCGCATATGATAATAGATGTGAAAGTCAGAGAGCGTACGGATCTCTTCTAATGATGTCAATTGGGGTTTTTATACCGGCTCCTAAAATAAATTAACAAGTAAGAATTAATCTTTTAAAATATAATATTTTAAAAATATTTGTAATAAGTAAAAACTATGTCTTTGAACAAGTTAACTACAACTGATCAGAAACAATGGATGAATATAGGATGTGATGAAATCGTATGTAATTCAATTAACATAACAGGCGGATTAACCGGTGATTTACTACCGGCAACTAATTTAACTTGGGATGTAGGATCTCATGCTCTTAATTGGAGGGCTGTATATACAGGAGTTGTAAAAGATCTAATTGCCCCCGTAGAGGCACAAGATGCTATTAACTATGTATCTGCCCAAATTTTGACTACAGAAAACAGCGGTCTTTTAACAGAAACAGTTACTGGTAACACATTTACATATACTGGAATAAATCCAGCCCAAACTGAATATATTTTTGGGGGTATCGGGAGTAATGGTCTTTACGGTTTAGGAAATCTTCCCGCACAGAATATGTCTTGTTACGAATTTCAATATAATTTTGACACAAGTGGTATGAGTAGTACATTCATTGGGTATCCTAAAATATTTATTGGAAGTGGAGCAGTTCCGGTAGCGCAATCAACACTTGTTACGAATAATAATTCTGTCATCAATATTAGCGGTGTCTTCCAAATTATGTCTGGTTTTGGGACGAATCAAACGATTGTAAATACTACTATCAATATATATTGTGTTGTTGGTGGGACGCCTCAAATACAAAGCAATAATTATCAATATCTAACTGCCGATACATCATCAAACTGTAATTTTGTTTTTAAAATGGCGGGTACTAATGCAGTGGGTCAGGCTACTTTGGTTAGGATGGTTGGTTATGTTAGAAATATTTTTCAACCTTCCGCATTTCCCTAAAAATTAATTTTATATATAAAATTAAAATATTTGTATATACTAAATGTCTCTGAACAAGTTGACTAATACAACAATCGGACACGATTTAAATCTTCAGATTGGGTGTGATAGTCTTTTAGCAAATAATGTAATTTGCGATAATTTAAACGCCGGATCTTTAGTTTTTCCACAATCTCAATTACCAGAAGGTCAAGCCATTTTGACTTTAAATAATAGCACTCTTAAATATGCGGTAGCTCCTTATGCTATGTGTAATTTATCTGCTCCCTATCAGTTATTACCTAACATTATTACTCAAATATCAGGTGGAGATATCCCCGCGGCTATTGGCTCGTCTTCGGCTATAACATATGCCAATAACTTTCAATACGATTTCAAAATTGTTGGTGAATGCTTTACATCTCAGCCTATTATGACATTTTATCTTCATTGGGGGGCTACTATTCTTAATCGTTTTACTTTAACTCAAGTTACGCCTTACCCTCAGAGTGTCGTTGAAATTAATGCTTCTATTTTAATTCTTGGTGGTTTTCCAAGTTCTACTGGTTTAAGTACAAGTATGAAAGTATCATTTACTCCTTGGTATGATAATACTCTACCTATTCCTCCGGTAGTTACCCCAATTGCTCCCGTATGTGTAACTAATATGAGACAGACTGGTGGTGCTAATATACCAGTTGGATCAAAATTATCAATCAGTATGATGATCCCAAGTGGTACTGGTGTTTTTGTTAATAATATTAGTAATATGTGTTGTGCTTATTCACCTATGCTAGTTTTACCGGTATAAATTTTTTTTATATAAAAAATTTAAATATTTTGTTAATATAAAAATGTCTTTGAATAAATTCGTAGACACTACCCAAAAACAATGGATGAATATCGGATGCGATGAAATCGTATGTAATGAATTAACGATCGCAGGACAGGTTCAACGCCCTAGTTCGTTATTATTTGCTTCAACACTCAGCAGTTACTCCGGTACAATTTATCCCGGCCCCGAAACGATCGTAGGTCTTCCCTCTTTTGCTACAGGCGTGGGGAGTTTAACCATACCTAACCCATTTACCACAGGACAACAGTTAAAAATTTCAATTAGTTGTAATGTTAACTCGGTTTCTGCTACAAATAATGTTAGTATATATTTATACCCTATGGGTGTCCCAACTGTAATTTCAATACCCTGGACAGGTTATACTACAGCGACTAATATCGTTATAGAAAGTAGATACACTTTTATAACTCCTACACAGGCATCTCTCACTTCAACTGTATATTTGCCAACCGACAACATAGTGTTAAACCATCCATTAGTTACTTTCCCATCGGTTTTTCCGTATAATTTATCTATACAAGCAATTGCGACAAGTGCGGCTACTATGGGTGTTGTTAATACGACAATGACAGTGATTTAATTTTAAAAAAATAATTAAAATATTTATAAATAATAAAAACAAGCATGAGTTTGAACAAATTGACTTCAGATACGCCGATTAATTCTTGGATGCACGTTGGTGCAGCAACAGTTAAATGTAACAGTTTAGATACATCTTCAATACTAATTAACGGATTTACAGTTCAACCAGAATTGTTGGAATTTTCTTCTAATTCTTCTGCTAATCCGATCAGTTCTATTTATCCTACAACTACTATTGTTGTTAGTCCTTTAAGTCTTGGTATTGGATCTATGAATTTGCCTTATGAGTTTGAAGCAAACAAACAGCTTAAAATTGTTACGATTGGTCAAATTAATTCTGGTGGCGCAACTAATGTAATCTCTTATAAAATTTTAGATAATGGAGTTTTGGTTAATAGCAATAACCTCAGTTCTACAACTTGGGCTGCTTGGGACAGTGTTAGATTTGAAAATACTTATGTGTTTATTAGCCCTACAGTCGCTAGGTCATTTTGTTATTATCAGAAGAACAATGGACAGATGATCTGCTGGTCACAGGGAAATGTAACATTTGAATCTACTCCTACTCATCCCCTTGATGTTGCTTTGTCTGCCACAGGGTCGTGTGATTTCTCACATTACCAGACAAGTGTTACTTATGCATAAAGCATTTTAATATTTTTTTTAATTTAAAACAAAAATGTTGTTTTAAATAAAAATGACAGTAAAGACGATTCTAGTTTTTGACACAGAATGTACATCACTTTTGCCGAAAATCAAAAATATTACAAAGTTTAACGTAAAAGAATTTCCACACATCGTTCAGATAAGTTGGGTAGTTTATGATCTAGAATTAAAAAAAGTAATTAAGACGAAAGATTTTATCGTTAAAGTTGATGTTCATATTTCTAATAGTCAAATACACGGGATTACTGACGATATATCACAAGAGAAAGGAGTTGATATCAGTTTTGTTTTGGGACAATTTGTGGAAGATTTTGTAGAAGTTGATCAAATAATTTGTCATAATTATAATTTTGACTCGCTAGTTATAGAAGCGGAATTATTTAGATTAGAAAGAAAAAAAGAGATAAAATGGATGTATAATAAAGATTATTACTGCACTATGCTTCAAACAATAAATTTTTGTAAATTAGAAGGTAAATTTTATGGGACATATAAGTGGCCTAAATTATGTGAACTGTATGAGTTAATGTTTGGATACCAATTTGAAAATCAGCACAATTCACTTGCTGATGTCAATGCAACTTTGCGCTGCTATCTGAAATTCGTTCACGATATTAACTAATACAATTAAATTTTTTAAGATTAATTGCTACTCTTTTCTGACGAGAGAGTATTATAACAAGCTCAATTGCTATAGGAATTATTTCTTTATACTTTTCGTACTCTGGTAAATTTTCCCGCATATAGGTTATAACAGAGTTTTTTTTTGATTCGCCGTCTAACGTAACCATACGTTCTATTGTTACCATTGCTTTTAATATTAATTTTAGGACATTAATAATATCCATCATTTATATTATCATTTCATATATTTTTCAAATAAAAATTTATCATTATTTTGAATGTGTTTATTAGGGCAGTTTTTATCAAAACAATGAGGTAATTCGTAGGATTCTTGTACACAATATTTTTTTAAACAGATTGGAGGGCTTTGATCAACTTCATTATATTTTGGTATTAAAATAATAATAGGAACTACTTTATTTTTTGAGTAATAGATACCCATTAATTTATATAACGATTTATATAAATTTACATACGTAATTAATACATACGTAGTTAATATCTTGGCGTAGTAATTGATACGAAACTTTCCGCTTGAAAAAACTTTTTTGTAAATTTTTCCATTTCTCTCTCATCATATTCTTTACACGAAAAAATATCTATATATGCGCTAGAATCTTCGTCGCAAAAATGCCCCGTAATATTAGAAGTTTCAATTAACTGAAGCATACTATAACCAGATTTATTTCCGGTTCCGAAATGATTGATATGACACGGGCCGAAACGCTTCATTTCAATTAGATCTGTGAGCTGATAAATATAGTCTTTAATATCTTTCTCGTTTCTAATTTTATAGTTACACTTTTTAAGATCAAGTATTGTACTCCAACCCCATGGAACTTTCCGATCGGTTTTTAGAATGTGTAAATTTTTAGAAAGTGTTCTGATCATTTTATAGTTACTTATATAATTTTTTAAACAAATTTTATTTATATTGTTTTAATATTTTTAGTATTGATTTAACTACTATATTTGATTCGTTTTTAGACCACGTATCTGGTACTTCTGTTTTTATTAAAATACCCGTTACAAGTGTTAAAAGTTGTTCTGGAGTTATATTATCTACTTTACCTAATTTTTTCATTACATATTTTAAAACTTTTTCTTGATTTTTATTTAAGGTTTCTTTTGCTTTAAAATAATCGTTATGTGCTTTTCCGGCCATAGCCAATAAGTCTGATGCTACATTACTGGGGTTTTTTTTAGGTGCGTCAAAATCTGGAGGCGGAGGTAAAAACGGAGGAGGTACAAAAGGAGCAAGAGTTGGTATTGGTAATTCAACACCATCTGGAAGTGGAACTGACTTTGCTAGATTTGTATTTGTGTTTTGTGATCCTATGGCTTTGCTTAATTTATCTGTGAATTTTTTACCAAGTACTAATTTTTTAGGAAGTGGTCGTTTTGGAGTATCATCTTCTTCTTCATCATCCCCAATCGCCGATGATCTAGGAGCGATAATACCAGTCATTATTTCTTGCTTTTTTTCTTCTGGCTGTTTATAAAAAACGGGTTTAACAGTCTGAACCGGCGGAAATTTAGAAACTACTGGATTTTTTAAACCACTTGAACTAGAACTTGAGGAACTAGAACTAGCCGACGTGGGTAAATAAGGTCTACTTGGTAAAGCACCAGATATAAAAATATTTTTAGCATCAGATTTATCATCTACAATCTTCCCATCTGTATAGATGTTGATAACTTGTTTTTGACTTTGTGTACGGTTAGATTTTTCTTCTCTTTCTTCTTTGAGCTCTTCTTTGCGCTCTTCTGGAGGTGGTTTTAGAAAGTCATTTAATCTTTTAAGAAGTGTGGCTTTATTTCCCGATATTTGAAGATGATGTTTTTTCAATTCAAGCTTAAGTCCCGCGATCTTCATTTGTGAATAATCAACAGACATTTATATTAAGGGAATATATAAATTAAATTTTAGATTGTTCAAAAATACTTTCTATCAATTGTGCGGGTATTTTAAATTTATCATTCAGTTTAGCAGAGTGTATACCTTTGTTACCGCGGAGATGATGACAAGTTTTTTCACTTCTTTTTTCTCTGCACATTTTTAATTCTAAAGGAAAATTAGAAAAAATATCTGTCGGTTTTTTATAACAATGATCGTATTGACAATAACAACAAGTTGATCTGAAGATATCTTTTACTTCAGTTGTATGTCTCATAAGACCACGGGGATTCTCAAACGCCCATTTTAACTTTGGATTTTTATCTTCAAAGTATTTTATAATTTCTAAAGTCTTTTGTAAAATTTTAATACCTATCTTCGCATCTTCTGTAAAACCTTCCATGTTCTTAATCGTTCTATGTTTACCCCCAGATGCTATAGAGAAAGTTGTACAAGGCGGTGACGCCCAGATAAAATCAATTGGCATTTCAATATTTTTATATCCATCCCAATCTAGTATATCTGCACAAAAAGTAGGATTGGTTTTTTTGCGGTTATCAAGAGAGATAACATCAAAACCTTTTTCTTCAAAAACTTTCCCAACCGATTTTGTTCCGCAAAATAATTCAAGAAGTAACATTTTAATTTTAAGCAAGATTAAAAAAAAGAAAAAAAATAATATATTTTACTAACTATAAAGAATGGCAGCCATTGTACCTGAAAAACTAATGACTGTTGCTCAAATGAGGGTTGTAATGAATAAGTACAAACGGGATACATGCCCCCCGATGCCAAAAACAAAAACCGCAATGATTAAAGTTCTAAAAATATTAAAACTACCTACTACAATGCCAAAGCCCGTAACTAGAGAAGAAAAACAGAAAATGAGCAGATCAAAATCTATCTCTAATATGACTAGACGAGATCTTATAGAAAATATAGCCATGATTAATAAAGAGCATAAATCAACCTATAATGACTGGAGTAAACGTGATTTATTCAAGTTGTATTCTAACTTAAGAAAAAATGAAGACGCTAAACCAAGAGCACCGGGTGTATTTGTAGAGGGACCGAATTATCAAGATGCTTTAGCAGAAATTGATGCGGAAGCACGTAGAGGCCCATCCGCAGAAGTACTTGCTGCTTTTAAAAGAAAGAAGAAAAAGTAACGATTATTCATATTCATAAAATCAATTTCGGAGCAGCTTTGAAAAACGCGAGTATGAAAATTTTAGCACTTTAATATTTTTAAATTTAAAATTTAAAAATAATAGTTAATATTCTTCTAAGTTGAAATTAATCTGAGTCGCCTAATTCGGCTTTGGCTATCCTATCATCTATGTAATTCATAACGTTAAATTTGGCGGTTGCTTCGGCTTCTTTACGAGAATCTATGTAACCCCGAACGTCAAATTTGGGTTCCAATGGCTTCTTCGGTACTATACGGTTAAAGTCTTCAAAAAGCTTCTTATACTTTGCTATTTCTCTGTCTTTCTCCTTCAACCTAGTTAGAGCATCATCAAGACCTTTTGAAGACATCTCAAGAACAAAATCGTGTTTTATCTTAAGTGCTTCATACAACGCCTTATAATCTTTTTTACTGGACTTGGAAGTCATTCTGTTATTTACTTATAATTTTGTTTTTAAATTTCAATTTTTTTTTTAACTTATCAACTGCTTGATAAGTTAACGATCGGTTTTTATTTTTAATTCTTACTATTCTTCTAAGTCAATTCGGTTTATATCATTGTTCCCATTGTATATTTACTAAATTCTTGTCTACATAACGGGCATTTAAATATAGTAAGTTTTTTAAGACAGTGTCTGTGGAAACAATGTCCACAATCTAACTTCTCCCATATATAGTTATTTTCTAGACATATAGAACAGTTCTCGTCATGCTCATAATCATATACCCAACATTTTTTACATTGATCTTTACCATCTGCACATAAAGAACCACACTTACAAATTCTTAATTCGTTTTGAAGAAAGTCAAGGTTGTGTGTGAATTCACTTAAATCGTCATTGTCAATATTAAAAGTATGAAATCTTCGGTTATTTACAGATAAGTTACAACATAACTTAAAAGTATTATTGTCGTTATCTTTTATCTCAATCACAAACTCACAAACGAATGGGAAATCTTCACAACTTCTTTTTGAATAGTGAGCATCGTTCAAGTCTTCCCAAACGAGTCTGTCCATATGAAACTCTGTTAATTTTTTAGTCATTTTTCCAAAATATACTTGAAAGTATTTATGAATAACGCTCAGATTCCTTTCTGTGATGTTAATCACAGTGCACACGATATTCTCATTTTTAACAACCTCAGTCATTTCTGATAACTTTACATAAAGTTATTTTTAAAATTCAATTTTATTTTTAACTTATCAACAGTTTGATAAGTTAATGATTGGTTTTTATTTTTATTCTAAGTTGAAATCGGCTTATTTTATTTTAAAATTTGACGCAATACTCCCCACTTTTCAAGACATTATTTTTATCTTCTGCTTCTCTAATTCTTGCTTTATTCTCATATGCTTTAAGTTTTTTTTCAAGTTCGTGAATTTCTGTACCAGATTTAAGGGCGTACTCGTGGAGTTCAAGTCTAAGTTTTTCATACTCTTTATCTTGGTTGTAGATAACTTCCTGTAGTTCACAAATAGTTTCAAAGTATTCGTCTGATTCAGCCTTGACTCTCTTATACATTGCCGAGTATACTTTCTTGGTATATGTGGAAGCCATTCTGTTGGTTACTCACAAAGTTATTTTTAAAATTCAATTTTATTTTAAGACTGTATGATAGTCTGAAAACGGTTGTTTGAAATAATTTGAAGGTATACCCCTTTGGTTTTATTTTAAAGTTATTCCATCGGTATGTAGATGATAAGCGTCTAGATCGTATTTTACTTCTTTTCTTTTTGTTTTTTTCATTTTATTTTTTGCTTTGTAACTTCCCGCTACCATTTGCTTAAAATTTTTACTTGTAAAGTCTTCTGATCCAGTATGTGAAAAATACTCAACCCACATACAACAGTACTTTTCGTCAGTTTCTTTCACCTCTTGTTCGCAGTAGATACACACATCAACCGCATAATCTTTACTCATTTTTATTTAAAAGCTTTTTGTTTTTAAATACTTAATTAATAATTATTAATTCCTCTATTTCTTCTATATATAGCACCCATTTCACATATAATAGCATGTGGTTTTGAGCCCATTTCTAAAAACCGTATATCGGCTCTTCTATTAACTGATTCTGTTTCTAAAAATCGTTCGTAAATAATCGCTAAATTTTCTGGGTCATTACACTCTCTAAATGCTTTTATTAAGTACATCTGTAAAGTGTTTGTTTCCAGCTCTCCGGTAATTGTTAATTTGTTAAATGTATTTTCCATTTTTATATTAGAAGTCTTCTTTTTAAATAGGTAATTAGAAAGGTTTAAAAAAAGAACTTTTCAAAAAAGTTGAACGAAAATAATAGTACGACCTGTTATCAGTCTAAATAAGTCATCTTAGGACTTTTCTAAAATCCAAAGATAAAATTTGGAAGGTGTTACTAGTTTGATCGCAAAAGGTGACGATTTCTTATTTTTTTTATATTAATAAAAAAAATAATAAAAAAATAGAAGGAGTATATATATATAGTATAGGGTAAAGAAAAAAATAAAAAAAGTTAGTTTTGCGATATTTTAAACTCCACTCTACTTAATTTTTTTCGTTTTTTATTTTCTATTTTATTTTTTTTAGTTTTTAGGTAGAATTAAGGCTGAATCATTAAGAAATTTTTGAAAGTATTTTACTAATTCGTCATATGATATTTTAAATCCTTCTTTTATCACATTGTTTATTTTAATACGTTTTTTATCTAATCCTAATCGCTCAAAATCTTTTACCATATTAAGACGAAGTGTATATTTAGTATTACCCATTTTAATATTCCAACTTATGAAATCTGCATAGATATCTTCTGCGTGTTTCACATATCTTTCAGAACTATCTGTCAAAGTATCATTATATAAATAATAAAGAAATTTAAGACTGTATGGTAATGAATTAATTTTCTGTTCGTTTTTATATTCAGTAGTTGGTATTACACGCGTACTGTACTTACTTATATCTTTTGTCGCATAATAATGGAAAGCCGATTTTATCATCTCAAGATTATCCATCTCTGCTTTAATCTCAGTATGGTATGGAATATTATTTGCCATGTCATTTTTCGTCTTAATCATCATAAATCGTCTATCTGATTCTTCTACATTTAAAATATTGTCTTTGTTCGTAAAACCAATATAACGAGACACATGATCTAACTGATACGAATCAAATCCTTTCGGTTCTATGGTTAAATATTTACAAGTAATTTTTTCTTTTAATTGATCGTGTTTATCTATGTGAATACCCTTATCTGAAATCTCATTTACTTTTGTTAGTAACTTTTTGGCAATAGAACTGTTAAAATTTTTAAGCAAAGATTCCATCTTATCAATATGAACTACATTTTCTTGACCTATCATAGACTCAATAAAACTTATAAATAAATCTTTACCAGTTCCTTGTTTACCAGAGAGTATAATCATAGAATCCGGTCTTTCTGATGGTTTTTGAATCATATGAGCAATATAATTATCTACATATTCAAACGACGATGGTTCTTTTCCCCCGTTACAAAGTTTATCTTTAAAATTTTTGAATATAAGACTGTTCTCGTATAGATCAGAATTAACTTTTCCGCTCGTTAATATATTTATATGTGGAAATCCAGTAAACAAATTAAGACAATCTTTATTATTTTTTTGCTCCAGTAAATATGGCTCAAAAACCGCTTTTCTATATGTCTTGAATAAATTGTCTGTAAACATATTTGAGATAATTGATTTCATTACTTTATCATCAGTCATCATTCTATAGCAAAATAACGGTGGGCATGTCAGAATATCTTTCAGTTTAATTCTAGAACCATTAATAATATCGCTTTGTTGCTGTTTATATTGTTTATATTGTTCTTCAAACTCTGGATGAATTAATCTGACACATATATTTAGAAAGCCTCCAACCGCATTAAGAGTATTGTATTTATTGATCGTATAATTACTAGTTTCTTTCTGAGACGATTTGTCATAATCTTTCGTGAATGCATATATAGCGTTTTTACCGCCGTTACAAATATTAGAACAAATAGAGTTAATAATATTTTGAACATATTCTAAAGAGTAAATGTTATTTTCAGATAGTTGAACGAGTTGTGGAAATTCGTGTATATATTTAATTGGATACATATTAGATTCTAAAGTTTTATTTGCTTTTTTAACAAATTTTTTATATAAAACTAAAGCAATAAATTCTGTATGAGCTTTAAATTCATCTGGAAAAAAATCTTTATACTTTGGGTTTTGTCTGGCTAAATAATGAAGAGATTTTATAGTTAAACTCTGATATGTTCCAATATAGTTAGACATATTAGTCCAAGTATTTTCAAAATCTAGAGTTGAAGCATGTCTATAGCAACCCCAGAGTTTTTCAAACATTTTCTTAATCGTTCTTGGGAGTTCATCTTGAATACAATTAAAAACGGTAAAGACTAAATTCTTCCAATCTCCATAATTTAATTTATCCGGAACTTCAGTATCACATATACTCAGTTTACCGTTTGCGATACATTCAAGAATAAGATCAACCAGACTGCCAACAAGATAAGAATTACATACATAGATAATTGGATCTGCTATACAGTCAATAACAAATTCATCATCATCTTTTATTTCATCGTAATATTTTTCTGTTCCAATAAGATAAGAAGCGCAAAATAATCTGCGATCGCTTTGTTCGTTAAATAAAGAAAACTCAGGATATCTATAAGAATTTCGTCCAACTTGTCCAGCTTTAGAATGACCTAACATTCTTATGTTACGATTTTTTGAATATATAGACTTATCAAAAATAAATTTAAGATAAAACTGAGAAGCGTATTTTTTGAATTTTTGAGTAAATTTTTTGAGTTCGTAAACATCTTTAAATTTCATATTATTTCTAACTATAATATGTAGCGAAATTTTCTCTTTTGGAGTGTCAACTTTTTCTGGATCATCTGTCTTCTTAATTAGAAAGTTATTTCTACTTAACGGAATACTTTTATAGTTTTCGTCTTGAAAATCTAATCGTGCATCAATAAAATCTTCAATTACTCTATCATAAGATATTTTACTACCATCATCGTTTAAAAAAGAACTTTTCGTATAATCACCATCAATGTCATAAATTTCAACTAGTTCATCGGTTAACATTTCGTACATATTTAAATTATCTAAAGTAAGTGTTTTTTCGTATTCTAAAAAGTCGTCAATGTTTTTAAAAGAAGTATATTTTTTACAACCGGGTTTACAGTTTAAATATATGTTATCCCGAGAACAAAAAAACTTATGATCTTTCGTTTTTGCGTCTATAAACATTAGATCTTGGGCTTTGATTTTTTTGTCATCAATTGTCTCAGATTTATAAAAGTATATCTGTTCCATTTTATTAATACGCAAGATCTTTTTTAAATATATTTAAAAAAACTATTTAAAAACTTATTATATAATAAATAATAATAATGGCGAGTTCTATTAATACTGAAACATTTAAAAAGACCGGAAGACCCCCTAAATCCGATGCCCAAAAACAAGAAACTAAAGATAAGAATAAACTGAAACAAGCAAAAGATTTTCTGGAAAAAAACCAACTATATAGAGAAATGGGCTTAGATTTGCGCAGGGGTAGATATTCTAAAGAGCATAATCTTAATCAAAAAGAAATGTTTTACAAAGCGTATGGGATCATAGTTTAAAGCGTCTGGGATAATTTTGTTTTTAAAAACATATTTAAAAACAAGGGAATACTTATAAAATGTTTACAGTTAATCAAATAATTTATGACAAATTAGAAGAAAAAACAAAAGAAGAATTAAGGGTAGAATTAACATTTTTCAAAGACTTATATATGAAAGGAAATGTGTATTTGGAAGAAGTACCATGTGACCATTCAAGTCTAGTTGATTTACTACTTTTAGCAGAACCGAATAACCAAGACTTTATAAAAAGTACTCTAAAGTTCGGTTTCAAGTTGAAACCAACTCATCAGACAAGAAATATCAAAAAATATAATAAGCACAGAAAATTACTAGACTTAAGCCATCATATCGCTAGTATATATAAAAACGAGTTTAACTGTTGTGCAGTTAGAGTTAAAAACAAAGTTCAAAAAGGAGAAATTTTAAGCGGGAAAACGGGTATGAAAAATGTTTATCCGAATAACTATATAGAACATATTAAATCTTTTCTTAAACTGCACCCGATCAAAAATTGGGATAAAAACGAATTAGACGGTTCGTTCAATTATAAAGAAGATCTAAATTTATATGAGTGTATAATATGTGAGAATAATTTTAATAAAAATCAGAGAAGTAAACATTTGAAAAGATGTGAACTAATGTTAGAAAAGGTGTTAAATTCCTAAGTCAACTTGTGATCAGAATTAAGTTGAAATTATTTTTCCAAGGTATACCCCTTGGAAAAAAGAAAAGGTTTTTAATTTAAATAATAATAAATTATTTAAATAAAATGACTTCATATCACGGAGGGAAGCAAATAAAGTTCTTAACGAGGTTTGATTTCATCCCAACGATTATTTAATGCTCGTTTCGTCCAGTCTTTATAAAACCCCCGTGTGTTTTTTGTGACATTAGCAATTTTTACAATTAATTCTTTTTTAGTATAATTTTGTTTAGGCATCATATGAGGAGGCAAAGGCACATTAAAAGCAGCATGTGCTTTTGGATCGGCTTTTGTCGTCCGCAAATTAAGATCTTCACACATCTTCACAAGTTCTTTTTTAAGGGTTGGTATAGCCCTACATTTTCTTCGTTTATACTCAGAAATTTCCGCGATTAACTCCGCGTTAGTCATAGGTTTTGTCATTTTATATTAATATAATATTTTAAGAATTGTAAATTAAAAATAAATGTGTGATAAAATTTGCGATCTTCAAACTATAATTGATGATAATAAAGAAATTTTAACCGATGGTACATATGTAAAAATGTGCGAACTTACACAAAAAATAATGGATAATCAAAAAACCAACTGTTATATAGTTGAGTACTTAGAATCATATGTTACAAAAATATCTGGATCTTATCAGGTAGATTTTAGACCATACAAAACTATTATAAAATTATCAGATGAAACGGTTAAAACGTTACAGACAAAAATAAAAGAAGAGGGTATTATTAAATTATGTTACCACATGCTATGTGAGGAATTTAATAATTTGAAGATCGTTAAACAAGAGATAAACTGTGATACTATATGTAATGATTGTAGCGAACACGTAGAAGTAGAAATAGAAGTTAAAAATAATGTATTAATAAAGAAAATTACAAAGTGTTAAGTGTCTTTTTGTCGTTTTGTGTTTTTTAATAGTATAAGAATTTTTTATTATTTGTATACCGCAATCACAATAATACATTTTTACTTCTTTTTTAGTTTCTACAAAGTCATCTCTGAAAATTATTAGCGGTAAATCATCTCTAATGCGTTTCATACAATTAGGTAGAAGATATCCACACTCATCGTATTTACCCGAGTCAATTTCTTTTATAAATACTCTGTCGTAAAAACCCCTTAAATTATCAGTAAGTGTATGAAGTTGCCCCCGTAATTTATATCCCAATCTAACATTATTATATAACTTTATAGTAGCAATAGATATTAAATTTCTTATATACTCAGAGTAAATTTTATGAGTATTCTCTGTCAAAATATATTTGAGTTTTTCTGACGGAGTGTTTAAATTCATTTCACTTTTACTTATTATTCTTTTAAGCGTTTTTATCTTCAGAATCTAACTCAATATCTTTCATAGACTTTATAAATATTTTCAAAACACCCAGAGATCCAATATCACATTTCAATAATAACGGATTGCCAGTTTTCACATATATGTGAACGGTTTTTGAAAAACTAGATAATTTAGATATATTAGAAAATAATTCATTAGAATATACTTCATCAAAAACATCTTCGTCTATGTCATCTTTATCTCCAAAACAAACAGTTCTCTTAAATAACCGCTCTATATTAGCACTAAAAATTATATAAACATTCTTAACAACTTGAATAGTCTTTCCGATATTTTGTAAATCTTTTACCATTTTTGAGAACTCATTTGCTTGAATTAAATTAGATTTTTTATAATCACATGGAAGTTCTGTAAT